AATCTGCCCTTATACGCATATCTGGTAGCCGAATCACCGTCTCTGTAGTATGCGTTAAATTTCAAAAAATTTGGACTGACATTCTTGTCTGCTCCACGTCTTGCGTAGGGACTTCCAGTTGCTTCGTCAACCATTCCTTTTCCCTCATACAGAAAACGTCCATAAGGAGCAGCCGCAGCACACACAAGTCCAGTTCCTTGCAATGATGTGCTTTCAACTCTTGTTCGGTTGATAAAGTCCCCTGTAATCATTGGCATAAACTCTATCATGCTGTCCATAACCATTCCGTCAAGGAGATACTGAGCTTCTTGGTACTGTCTGGAAAATCTATCCATATTCAGCTTGATTTTCATATCTCCATCAACTACGGAGAATCCTTTAAAATGATGAATTTTACTCATATTACTTACCCAGAATCTCAAAATGTGGAATCAGTGTATACGGACCGCCCACACTGGTAATCTTAAACACATTATCCTTGTTCTCATTCATGTACTGGTAGAATCCATTCCGATAATCACTGTCAATTACCGTTCCGCCAGTCCACTCACCCTCCCAGAAGAACGATTCGTCTGAGAATGTGATAGTATCTTCCAAAGCGTTGTTAATCTGCTGTTTCCACTCTTTAGGAGGCACATATGGGAGAATCTTACCGTCTTTATCAGTAATGGTTGCATCGCCGTTCTGGACAGTGTATCGAACGTGTAACTGTGCGTTGTCAGTTACATCTGGTCCGTACTTTTTGAGTATCGCTCCCTTATCCGTAATGAGGTCAACGCCGGATAAAACATGAGGATACCAGTACGCATCTCTTGTCGTGGCTGATTCGTAATAATTAAAAACCGTCACCGTTTTTTCGTACATGATACCCTCTCCTTAATTATTCTTTCTGCATTGTCTGCTTGATAATCTGATTCACACCAGTGGCCGACAATCCATTAAACATACCGACTGCAACCGCCGTGATATAGTCTGTTGCCGGGAAATCCGGGATAATTCCCATTCCGACCGCTCCAAGAATCCCGCCAATAACCGCCATGATTACTGGAATCCATTCATCAGAGATTCTTTTTGATGCTTTACAGCCCATTCCTACGATGTAGCAAATCATAACGATTGCTACGCATGAGCCTAATGTTGAAATATCCATTATTTTTCACCTCACATTAATTTAAGTTCATTGAATACTTTAAAAATTTTCGGTGACTGAATAGCAAACCAGTCAACCGTAGTTTCGTCATGTCCGAACTGCTCTGTATGTTGCCAGTTGCACTGCAATCCGCTTTCCGACAAGAACGCATGAATAATTTCATGTCTCAACTGCTTTTTCTGTAAGGAATCAAAATCACCAACATTATTTGCGTTGTCTGTTCTGATAACAATTTCTTTTGATGTATTGTCTGTGTAGCCGTCAACATCTGCATTTTTTAATTCTTTTGGACTAATTTTGTAAACCGTCCCGAGAACATTAATATTACATTCCTGCATATAAAATTGGTACTCCTTCATCCGTCCTTACTCCCATCAGAAGCGGCAAAGCTGTCTTAAGAAGTAAGTCATTCGTTTTCTGTACATCCCCGGCGGCGGCATACACCGCACTCCATTCCTTTGCACTTACTCCAATCTGCTGAGGTGTTGCGTAAGAGATGGATTCACTGCCAGAAGATACAGATGTTACAATGCCTGTCGTGCTACCACCAGACCCGATTGCAGTTGACGTACCGCTCACAGCGGCATTGGTAGCATTCTTCTCAGCAAGCTCAATCTGATACATTAATTCAGCCAGTGAACAGACCGCCTTTTTAATACGTTTCTGTGAACGCTTATCAGCTGGCAGTCCGTCCACCAAATTATCAAATGTCAATGTATCAATAAAATCGCTGGCTCTGGCTGCCAGACGATCAAAGTCAGCTTTTGGCACGACATTGCCATAATAGGATTCTGTGTAAAAATCATAATCTGCATAAGCCATGCCAGTTACCTCCTACATTTATCATTTTGCTGTTACGCTTGCGCTTCCGGCGTTCAGTGCTTTGTATGTTCCATCACACTCAACCACTGTAATTTTCTGTCCGGTTGCTGCTGTGATATCGGCTTTTCCATCCCAAGTACTCCAGTTCCTGAGATTCTGTCCATATCCAACAGTTACTGCATCTGCTGCAGCTTTGTATTTATATACGTTGTTGGCATTTTCCTTAGTCGGATTTACGGTAATTTTTGTATCACCGCTTGCTGTTCCAGCCACGGAATTTACTGTCAGAGTACCAAGTGTTGGTGTCTCATCAATGGTGATTACTGCGATTGCGTCAATGTACTCCGCAAAAAGAGTAAGTCCCATAACTGCAAACGCCTCGGAAACTGCTGTGTGGTAGTTGCCCTGTGTATGGAATCCGATCAGGTTTGTCTCGCCGGAAACGGTATACACCAGACCTGCTCTCGCAAAGTCAGATTCGTTCGGGTCTACATAGTAAAGTACGATGTTCTCAACAGGAGTTGCAATAACCTGTCCTCTTGGAATCTCACTGTCAGATAACAGGAAGATAGTATTGAATCCCATAAAATCTTTCATGTACTGGAAGCCGAACTGATTCTGAATAGTGATCTCAGCCGCTCCAAGGTATTCATATACGTCCAGAATGTTCACAAATCCAACAACACCAGTCACATTTCTGTGCATCTGCTTGAACTTGTTTTCTACGCGCCCTTTAGCCATTGCCAGAGCCATCTGGAATGTAGTTTCTGTGGAAGTAAGTGTACCGGTTTTCAGATAGTCATAGAATCTGCCGGTAACGTCAGTCTGAAGCTGGAAAAGGAACTCATCGTCAGTCATCTGAACAGCGTTCTCATAACCGTGATCCTTGATTGCTTCAATGGATACAGCCTTTGCGTACTTCTCAATAGTCATTTCCGCGTAGGTCTTTTCTTTTACAGTAAACTTGCTGTAAGGGATTTCCTCACCCTCGCCGACAAGTCCACTCTGTAAAGTGCCCTCTGCGTACTTGGACTTGAGTACAGCACCCGGCTGTTTTTTGATAGGTCTCATGATACCCAGAATGTCACGTAAGTGCTGCCAGTTTCTTTCGAATCTGGTAACGAAGTCAATCTCACGTGCTGTGACCTGAATATCATTACTCATAATAAGATTAGCTTTTGCTGTCATATAAAAAATCCTTTCTACCCATAACTATTAAGGTATTGGGTTAGCGGCTATACTCTGGTGTATAGTCGGTGTAAAAATCACTGGAACAACTGGATATTCTGAGCAATTGCAGCCTGTCTCTCAGACGGGTCTTTAATTGCTTCGATATCTTTCTTTGTCATGGTTCCCGGTGTCTGCTGCTGTCCAACATGAGTAGTAAACCTTGCCTGATTCTGCTGAGCCTGTTGCTGAGATTCATCCACAAAAGCGGATGCGTCAGACTGTTTCATCTGCTCGATCAGATCATTCAGTCCGAGGATTTTACCGTCTTTCAGCTTCAATCCTGCTTCTTTGATGTCTGCCATAACAGACTTCTTAGCCGCTTCACTGGAAAACTTAACATCATCGAGTGCCGCTTTGAGTGCATCTGAGAAATCACGGTCATAGATCTTTGCGTTGAATTCTTTTTCTGCATCCTCGGCTTTTTTCTTCCATCCAGCAAGCTCTGTCTGAATGTTTGCCGGGTCAATACCGTCAAAGCTTTTTAAGGTTTCTTCTGCTGTCTCAGCACGTTCTTTCCAGCTGTCACGTTCACCCTCGACTTTTGACAGGGTTTTCTCTACTTCTTTAGCATTTTTATAATGCTCAGAGAGTGCTTTCTTCACATCTGCCTGCTTGTCCTCCGGGATCTCAATTCCAAATGATTTTAATGTGTCAATAAGTTTCTGCATAACATCCTCCTGGTCGTGTTTATTGACCTGCCGCCGCAGGTAAGTGGATTAAGCCAGTTAGACCACTGGCAAGGTAAGCGGAACTTCCAGAGTCGAACTGGAAAACTTGTATCTATAGATATTTGTCCTATAGCCGATAGGTTCCACATAACCCGGATTCCCGGGTTAGCAAGGTATTTTACGTGCTATGCCTAAACACGATACGTTTCGGGATACGTCAACACCGCCTATACGGTCGCGCACCTCTGCACGGGTTGGATTCCACTGTTCAGTTATATGTGCTAACGAGGAGGTATGCCGTCATGCACTAACGGCAATGATACGTGTCGGAAATTGCATCCGCTTTTCAACCTCCAGATTCCACCCCGAACCTGTTTCTATTAAGGACACGCATCTGCTTAAAGAAAGGAGGAAAGCAATAAAAATGTCTATGTCAAGCATTTCTGCTTACAAATCTTCCCTACGAATATATTGTATCACAGAACCTTCAAAAAGTTGTGGTACATGTTTTAGCCAATTAGAGCATATCCCTGAGCTTTTCCACGTATCTTTTAACAAGATCACGTTCCTCCCGGCACTCCGCATCCTTGGACATATCGCTCATTTCTGTTGTGAGTTCGTCCAGATGTTCTTCCAGAGCGGCAAGCATTTTCCTCTTGCAGTCTTCGGACTTGCCGGAACGATAGCTTTGTTTCTGCGTCATATAGTCATCGTAAGCATCTCGCCCATCAGAACGGCTGTAATGCCCTCTGACATAATGCTCACCACGTCTAGCATAAGAACTACCCCTGTCGTAATCCGGCATCATTCTGCCATCATTTGCGCTGTATCTTCCCATGCTGTCGCGCTTTCTTCCACGTTCGCTGTAATCGTCATTGTAGCCACCACGCATCTCATCAAGGACAGTATTGTAATATTCCACTTTCTTGTCCCAGTACTGCGTATTCTTGATATCTTTATACATATCAATCAGCTTGTATGTCATTTCCAGATTTCCAGTGGTCAGTCCACTGTCAGCAATTTTGGACAGTTCGTCTTCAATTCTTGCACATAAGTCTTTAATGTCTCTCATAATCACACCTCCTATGCTTCTCTGGTCACAACAATGTTTGCGTTCGCAACAGAAACAGCCTGATCGCTTGTATTCTCTACTGCGATATTAACGCAACATCCGCGAGGTACATCAATATAGATTCCAGAGGACACATTGTTGTACTGGTCTACTGCTGCCGGTGTGGAAATCATCTGAGAAGAAAGAACCGGCTCACCAGATATTGCAATAGCCAGAGAGATAGCCCCGACAGTACCACCTGTTGGAATTGCAATATTACCAGAGAAGTCCACGAAAAATCTAGCCTTGCACTGGTTAGTAAGTCCTCTCAGCGTAATGATTCCACTTCCCTCCCTGTGTTGAATGCAGTTAGAACCTTTAACTGCTGTGTTTGAAAATACTACGTTTCCATTTGCTGCTACAGTCTGAGCAGCAACATTTGTAAATTCTGCCATAAAAATACTCCTTTCATATCACAAAAGGACAGGTCTCAGCCTGCCCTCTGTGTAATACGGCATAAGCCGACATCCGAATCAATCGAAAGATACTCTCGATATGAAGTTATCAGCAATTACATCCAGTGTTGCATCCGCATCCGTAAAATGTGTTCGGATTAGGAACCTGATATGCCGGAATCGGTGCCGGATTAATCGCATTAATGAGCTGCTGTGTCTGTGAAGCCATTGCAGTTGTGAGAAGTGCACTCTGGCGATCCTGAGAAGCAGCACGTCTGAGGTCGTTATTTTCAGCCTGCAGGTTAGAAATCTTTTCATTGCAAAGATAGTCGAGAATGGCTCTTGTCCCAGCGTTCTGGCTGTCAATGATATCTCTTGTGTTGCTGTTCATGGTGTTCTGTAATGCACAGGTGTTCTGCGCCATATTGTAGTTTACGCCCTGAATTGCTTCTCTGGTTTCACAGCAGCAGTTTGCAAGCTGTGCCTGGAGTGCATTGGTATTCTGCATATTAGCTACAGTGTCAGCATTAATAGCCTGCTGAATACCGAAACCAGTCTGCATGATGTTTGTGTTGATTCCGTTAAATCCGGTAAGCATACCGTTATTCATGGCATAGAAGCCATCACACAGACCGCTATTGATTCCGTCAAGCTTACTGATCACAGCGGAATTGTCGAATCCTCTCTGAATATCCGCCTGAGTAGCTGCTGTGGCTACGTATCCTCCACCGTTTCCATTATTGCCCCAGCCGTTGTTTCCCCATCCGAAGAAAGCAAAAATGAATAAAACAATAATCCACCAGCTGCCATCTCCACCAAACATGCCGTCATTATTTCTACCGTTTCCAGTAGCAGCAGCAATATCTGCTAAGCTATAATTTCCATCCATAATATAATCTCCTTTTTGTGTATTTACATCAATCTGGCCAGATTGTAATGTACTATCTCATATTCTTCAGCAGGTTTTGAAACTGACCTGCCATCTGCTGGACCTGATTAAGCTGCTGTTGGGAAATCTTTCCAGACTGTAACATCTTTTCAACTTCTGCTTTCGGATCTCCTTTAAAATTCTGCTTAAACTGCATAAACTGCTGTATCATCTGCATTGGTCCGTTTCCCTGCGGCATCCCACCGCCAAGTGCATTAAATAATGGATTACTCATCTGTGTTTCCTCCCTTGATTGCTGACTCCTGTATGGTATTAGCCCTAACAGGTTCAGAAAATGAATTTAATCGGTTTATAATAGCTTCGTATTTGCCCTTTAAATCGTCATATTCCTGTCTGGTGACATACTTACTGTCCATGTTCTGAACAGGCTGTTTAGGCGGCATCTGAGATCCCACCTCGTGGTATTCAAATGTTCGCAGTGGCTGCGGCATGCCAGAAACATCTGTGGATTTTATGTAGAACTTTTCACTCTCTGAATCCATCAGCAAAACACTTGTCCCGGGTGCTACCAGATAGGATTTTGCGCCGACTTCGCCGGATACCCACAGGATACCGCTATTATTCTGCTGTGGTTGCTGTACTGGTTGAGCTGGAATCTGGACAGGCTGTTGCTGGAACTGGTTCATCTGCCCCGGAACGCCAAAACTATATTGATAAGGATTGTTATATAGTGCCATCTCGTACACCTCCTATGACTTATTCTATGACTTTCTATGACTATTTTTACATAAAAAAAGAGCCTTAGACAGTTCGTCTAAGACCCATATAAGTATCTGAAAAGTATCAGCATACTTTAATTATTTTATTGTTCACCCTCCGGCTTAATCGTTTCGCCGTGGATATACTCACGTTCATCTGTTCGACGCAATATTCAAGAGTGTATTCCTTACATCTCAACCGGAACAATCTTTCTTCATCCGGTGTAAAATTGCACTCTAACAAGAACCTGTCTATATCTTTCTTAGTGAATACATATAACTTCATGAGCATACCCCTTACTAATGCTAACGTTGATTCTGTGCAAGATAATTTGTAAGCTTCTGTTTTGTTTTTTTTAATTCTTCTACATTATTCCCACTGATCTGGCTGTCCAACATGGTTGATAACACTTCCAGGATTAACGAATCTCGTTCTGCGATTCTCCGAAGACTTTCATAATCTCGTCTATCATGTTCCTCTAGTGTCTCTACTCGCTTATTAAGTCGGAACGCCGGTGTAATCCATTTAAAAATTACAGCTGCCGCCCCTCCGACAATGGACACTCCTCCGCAGATAGAGAGGAAAATCTGTATAAATTCTGATATGCTCATTTAGCTGCTCCTTTTTTCCCAGTAATATACCGGGATCTCATTACCGGAATCCCATGTATCGAAATATTTGCCCTCTTGCACTGTCACCACATGATCATCTATGCAGAGAATGTATGTACCTGTCGGATGGTCTGTGCAAAAGTCATTGACTGTATAGATATATCGTTCTGACTGTTCAATCAGTTTGCGTCTGTATCCATGCTTATAGAGGTACGCTCCCCAGACATAATTTGCACTCGGCATATCTGACAGAGTACATGCCTGTACCATTAATCCAGCGAATACCGTTTCCCAGTCAAAACCAGTCGCTTTGCATATTGCCCGGACAACGCAATCTCCGGTTCTCTTACCCTTAACAGGATTCGGATTGAAATATTCCCATCTATCCATCAGTCAATCCCCTTTGCTGTTTTATATCGTTTTGCCGCTCCTCTGGCTTTTGCAGCATTCTGGCGATTCCACTTTGCTATCATGAGTCGGTCTTGTAGTTCTCTCAGGTCGTTCTGTTTGCAGTAATCCTTGTATGCAGCATTTTGTTTCTGCAAAAGATAAGATTTCCGGTCAAGGTCTTGCTGCAATGCGAACTTCGCTTTTTCATTCGGTGCATTATCAACTCCTGCTTGCAGTCCAAGAACTTCACGCTTTGTCTTTCGGATTCTCCGTTCATAAGTACGTTGTCGTTGTTCCTTTTCGTACTGTTTACCTTTGTTGGCTTTATCCTGTGCTGATAGTTCTGCATAAGGATTAAATTCCCCGTCACTGGCTCCAAAGCTATGCCGACAGTTGACCCCTGACAATCCACTTGCTGTCCCATATCCGGTCAATGAGAACGGTGGAAATTTCTTACTCTTGCCAGAACGAGAGTATATCTTACCTTGCCACCATGAGTGATTTCCGGGGTTCTCGCCGCCGTCACCCGTTCTGGCTCCCATGTGTGCACTGACCAGAACTAAATCCCAGTCCATTTCTTCCATGCGTTTTAGGGATATATCTCCAGTAGCCTGAGCCACACCAGTTCTGACAGAACGTGCGACTGCTGTTTCGATCGTGTCTTTTCTGCCAGATGGATATGTGACAGTAACACCATCACTCACAACGTTATTAACTGCCTCTTTAATGGCTTGTGTATACCCAACCGCCCCAGTCATTACATGATTGTACGCAAGGTCACACTGGTTGATATACAACGCCTGAGCAGCACTTGCAGTTGTTCTCGTGAAGTTCTTCCACTCGCCCATGGTTGCAAGCATATTTCGCTCCATGAGTCTTATCATAGCTGGCGACTGTTCGAGCGGTACAGGGCTTAATCCTGCCGCCTTGTATATCTTATCATCATAATCGAGGGCAGTGATTCCGGCATCTTCAAACGCCTCTTTTAGTTCTTCCTGCTGCCGCTTGGTATATTTAGACAGCTCTGCCAGAATGTCTTCTAACAGTTCACCAGATTCCTGTAGTGTTCTGATTCTCCACGCATCGGCATTGGTCAGAATATAATCCTCACCTCTTCCGATTCTTGCCATCATTCGAGATACAATCTCAGATATAATATACTGGTGTAACTCCTCAGCAATCTGTTCACTGCCTTCTGTGATTCTGCGCAAGTACTCTGGACTAAGCATATATTATTCCTCATCGCCGAACAAAGTCGGTTCGTCTGGCTGAGCTTCTTTGACCATTGCTTTCGCATCTTCCTCGGTCATTCCTTCAAATTTTACGAAAAACAGCCATGCTGGAACCTTTCCCTGTACAACATACTGCCACCATCTTGCACGGTCTTCTTCTCTGTTGTAGGTTATGTCTCCGAAGTCGTATGTTGTTTCATAAACGCCCACCGGAGTTAGATCGTACAGGTCGGCAAAAACATTGAGTGCATAGATTACGCCATTCAGACAATCCTCCAGCTTATCCCGAACGTCCTTAATAAACTGAATTGTCCGGCGGTCGTCCGCTTCCACCTGCGTAGCCGTCACCATTCCAGTTTTCTCGTTAAACACAAAATAACCACTGCTAAATCCACATTTGTAGCTAAGCTGTGACAGTAGCGCATTGATTCCGGCCAACCGTGCATCCGTGTTGAGCTGTGGATTGATTTCCTGATAAAACTCTTTTTCGTCCTGTCCGAACACGTTCTTGACATAATGCGGCAATTTCATCTCGTTTCGCCTGTTCTCCATACCTCGTGGTGACATGGCTGAAACAGGTGTACCGCTTGGCATCAGTAGTCTATCATCTAACAGAGCAATCTTCTGAGAGTCTTTAATTTCCCCCGCGTTCCGACTATACGCAACATCAATGTCTCCCAGCTCCTCAATGCCTTCAGCAAAAACCGGCAAGCCCAGTGGTGTGCTAATATCCACATTGTTCGCCTGTGGCGTCCGTAGAACTCCGAAAAGCGGTCCGTCCAGCTTTTCTCCGTTTGCCTTGAGAATCGGTGGCGTATCTGCCATGAGATCAGCCCATTTGGTCTGTTTAAGGTCAATCTTATTGCCAATTGACTGAGGGGATTTTGATACATAGGCTCTATTAGAAACATAATATGGGTAAGTTGTCACGCCGTCCACGGTGGTTTCAACAAAACGATGATATTCAAGCCGTGTATAGTATTTTCGTCCAACAGTATAAGAATCCTTGAATATAATCCCTTTTATTTCCTGATTGTCATAATCCACAATCATCACATCTGCCGGAGTAAATACATCAAGGCTCTCACCGTTCGGCTTGATGAAAACCGTTCCATAGGCGCAACCGTACTCTACCCAGTGACGTATCTGAAAATATACCTTGTTAATCTGTTTCTGAAGCCATGTAGCCCTTGCGGAACCGCCGATCTGGATGCCGATTGCCAGCGTTGTGAGCCGTGCTGTCTCTGAGCAGACAGTTTTCGCGAAATTGATCGTCTTGATATTATCCTCATCATCCAGCCATTCCGGCGCACCCCTATAGATGTTCGCACACCGGTTAATCAGTGATTCCATCTCCGGGAATTCTGCCGCCTGGATATTAAAGTCCTCTTCGGCTTGTTTTTTGAAAATCATGTTAAACCACCTTTTTAGTGTTGTTATAAGTCCCATTTAGTCACCTGTCGCTATCTTCTTTCCACACATCGGACAATAATTAAGGTCAAACGGTCTGGAAGTAATGCTTCCTTTTCGGTCTTTCATGTACATGTACAACATGCATCCGTATATATATTTGTTCTTCTTGCGTTCTGGATTATCATAGTATTCTTTGTAAGAAGCTAAATTATCACAAAATTTACACATTATGCACTGTGCCCCCTTCTTCTCCACAACGATTCTGAGCCATACCGGACAGAATCTATCAAATGATTATCCTTGTCCGGATATCCGCTGCAAATATTTCCGTCTTTGTCGCGTTCGTATTCGTACTTCTTGAACTCCTTGCAAGCATTTGGCGTTCTTTTTGGATCAAACACAAGCTTTCTTCTTTGCAGCCACTTCATAGAATACTCAATGCTTCCCGGACCTTTAATTGCTCCCCTTGCTGGAAGTCCTAAGTCTCTGTAATCATTGATTGATTTAGGCTCGGCAGAATCGCAAGTAATTTCGTAATCATCGTACTGTCTTCGCTTAATTTCATTCGCAGTCCATTCATTTGATTTTTTGTTTTCGTAAATCTCGTCAATAAAATAGATTGTTTCTCTGGCGGAATCATAATAGATTCTGGAAAAAGCATATTTATCCGGGTACCAGCCCCAGTCAACGCCCTGATAAATTCTGTCAAAGTGACTAATTTCTTCATCCGTGATAGTTCTTTCTTCGATGTATTCAAAGATATTTCCACCATTTCCGTTAGCATGGCCTAAATACTCATTGTCGTAAGCATCTGGATTTACTTCTTTTAGATGTTCGGCATCTGCAAGGAATACATCTCCAAGCCATTCCTGTTCGATTCCCAAATCAAGGTAAGTGCTATGCACAACCATTACATTTTCGTCTTTTTCTTCCGCTTCTGCCGTATACTCATTCGCCCAGTTATTCTTACTCCTAGGCGGGTTGAATGACTTGAATTTATATGCTTCATTACCACCACGAATAGCAGACTGTTGAATATTTCGGATTTCTTCTGGATTAGAAAACTGATCTAACTCCTCGAACCAGACTATTCCGATATATCCAAACTCTGGCTTGATAGACTTAATCTTTAATGGATCGTCAGCACCACGAAAGTAAATCTTCTGTCCAGTGGGCTTATACGTAATCTCCATGGGAGATACCTTGCATGCAAATTCCTCATTTAGATTTAATTTATCAATAGCCCATTTCATCTGAGCATAGACAGAATCTTTGATAGTGTTTCCGACTTTTCTCAGAATCAGAGCGTGCATGTTCGGATTATTCTTCAGTAGTTCCGGTATGATCAGAGATATAGTTGAGGACTTCATAGAACCACGTCCGCCAGGGAGAATGTATTCGCTATGTTTCTTTTTCCGGATATCTCTAATCATTTTATGAAATACGTCCGGGACAATATCCAGATCAATATGATATTCACTTTGTAATCTGGCTTTTTCCTCTGCTTTCTTCTGTTCTTCTCTGGCTTCTTTTATAGCAAGCGTTTTCTCCAGATCGTTCATGGATTTCAGCTGATCGGAGAAATCTGGAGCAAATCCGAATGAATCGGTCAGCTCACCCCTTGCGATCATGGAACGGCGTTGCTGGATTTCTGCCAGAGACATGATGTCAGTACCTTTTTGCTTTTCGATGAGAGACTGTTTTTCGGCTATATATGCAGAAATATTAGGTTTCTTTAAGTTCTCGCATCCTTGTTCCGGAGCTTTCTTATATCCTGCTTTTCTTGCGGCATCAGATGCATTTCCGCCATTCTTTATGTATTCATCTGCAAACGCTTTCTGCTTAGGCGTTAAGTCCATCTAATCACCTCTGTCTATCCTCATTTTCTGACTGCCTCCCATATTTCTTTTAGGCACATGACTACATCATACTGGGATGCAGTTCGTAGTATTTCATAATCACAGTCTTTCCACTCACCACGTTTTGTTGGTCTGAATACTGGCGTTGATATGATCGTTACTGTAATCAATCGTTCCTGCTCATGGCTGTAGAATTGTGACGTTCCAATTTTTATGATTAATCCGGTGGATAATATAGCTTTTTGGAGTTTTCTTGTAACTGCTTTTAAGTTCGCCATATTATCACCTCATTTCTGGCTATAAAATCCCATAGTAACACTTCTGAGTATATTCTATCACAGGTCAGCAGAAAAGTTGTGGTACATGTTTGAGGAATTTTGTGCTAAAAAAGAGCCGGTAAATACCGACTCTCTAATTTTATTCATTGCTTTGCAATTTTCTGATTACCTCGCCCTGATTTCCCGGACACCCCATGAAACACTCCGGGCAATGTTCGTAAAATACGCATCTGATGCAGTCATGTGGACTGATTGAGCTGCAATATTGATGTAGTACTGTGAATGCTGATATGGCGAGTTGCGGGGTTATGTCTGGTGACTTAAACATCATGTTTTTGCTCGCCCTGGTCACTTCCACATTATCATCTTTGAACTTTATAGTATCCCCATTACATTTTATCGTAACTTCGTTCTTTTCTCTGTCAATTTCAAGTGTAGGATTGTCCAACATGATTATCAACTCCTTCTCAGCTTCTTCACGTGTGGCAAATACTGTCGAATCCCAAAAATACAACATTCCTAAAACAAAATTTTTTTCAAAAATAATAGAATTTTGTTTATCTCTCGTAGAAATACAATAGACTTTAGAACCTAATGGTACCGGCAATCTCACAAGCAAGCCCTGTTCTTCCAGGTCTTCATAATTGCAAAGCTTTCGCGCCGCTGAAATATAATCGTGCTGTTTAACCCAGACATCTGATTCTCCGTCTGGTGTAACATCATATCTTTCTGTTAATCTTTCCATCTGCTTCACCTTTCCTGTAATCTCATCAATACAATCGTCCCAGCCGATCTTATAGCTCGGTAGTTTGCCTCCCGCTTTGAAATACTCGCCGTTATAAAGCCCAGTTACTTTCATTTTCTCCGGCAGTGGCTTCAGCGGACACCAATCAGGTCTAATACTCAAATCTGTAATATCTCTATTGTTTACTCTACAGAACGGGTGAAGCACTCCACTGCGTAAAACGCATAAAGCACAATATTTTGGCGTATCTATCACTAATACTGATTTACTCATTTGTGTTCCTCCTGTAACAACTCTGGATTGTCGAAAATGTTTCCAACTACTTCATAATGTTCCAGATCGAATTTATCAAGATATTGTCTGCCTATACTATCAGTTTCGCGCCCTACCCATCCGGCAACATTCCATTCAACAGTTTCATATGTCACATTTTCCGGGTAAGATTCGTCCAAGTGTGCCATCAAAATGTCATTTTCCCAAATTTTATTCCCGTTCTTGTCGCAAAGTCCTGTGAACTGGCAGAGGGTTTCTGGATCAACCAATTTCATTCTGTCTGTTATTAAAAAGATGATTGGCAATATACTCGCTTTTTTATACGGCTGAACAATATAACAATATCCGCTGTCAATGTCTAAATCTATGAGGCTTCCTTCTATCCATTCACCATTATCAATCTGCTTTGCCTTGAAAAGAATTTCTCTCATTCAACTCCACCACCTTCTAAGATTTTAATAGCATAATATATAGCTCTGTTCCATTCCAAGTCCTCATCATTGGAAACAACACGAAATCTGTCCATAAGCGATTCCGTAACTTTTTCCGCATCAAAAGCTGTCGGCTGTTTATTAATGCAATCAATAAACTCTTTCTGGTCAGAACTAATACTTGTGCCAATTTCCCAAATTTTGATGTATTTGATTAATTCGTCTGCATCAATCAGTCTGCTCATATTCTATTCTCCTAACTGTTTTAAAATTTCTTTTGCAATTTTATTACTTTCCTGCATGGAAACTCCCCATCCATTATATTTTCTGTGGCATTCATCACAGTTCCATTCACCATTATCACTTTCTTTAATTTCGCTATTGAATCTGCAATTATCGCAATACATATGATCGAGAGTGCCGTAAATGATGTTTGCAATATCGTCTTGTTTACTATTAGCATCGTCTACGTGTTTCTGCTTAGTTAAATATTCAAACGCTCTCAGCTCATTTTTCCCGACCCATTTAATCCATGCACCGCAATCCACGCAATACAATCCCGTATTATTCCCAACTTTCTTGACAAAAAGGTTTTTACTATTGCACTTTGGACATTTATATTCTTTCATTTATTTTTCCTCCCATACTCCCAATAACCGCATCCTCTCATACAGTACAGCGACGGTCTTGCGTCTGTATCCGTAGAAGTCTTTTGGATTCATCGGGATATATCTTTCTCTGCTGATTTTTCTGTAACTTTTCCGGTGTAGGATATTCTCAATAACCATATCCGTTATCACCGTGTTTTTCGGGCAAGCTGACAAGGCAGCACCAGAAAGCAGGTATCCGTACTCTGCCGGGAAGTCTTTCAGCATCGTATTCAGTTTTTCAATGTCATCTGCCGGAATACCGTAGTCTTTCAGCTTTTTGTTCCTTGTCAGCATACCGTTCTCCTTTCTAATCGTCTGGGTGGTGTTTATCGTACATGATCGCTACACATACAAGACCAGCCACTCCGAATATGATTCCAAGGGTGAATCCTAATAAGAATGTAATCATGATTCGTCCTCCCTATAGCGCTCCGGCAATTCCATCCAGGCGTTGACATATAAATCATTACCTAAACAAGATATTAAATCGTCACCGGCGTAAAAAATGCCGTTGCCATCTTTATCTCTTTCACATCTTCCGATTATTGGGATTGAGTAATTCGCAAAAGAGAGAAGAATATAATCATCTGTTTCTGGCAATCTCTCACTGACCGGAATCCAACCATTTTCTTTCTCATCCTGCTCCAGATCAGCCAGAAGCTGCTCAATCATATCTTGAATAACTTTGACATACACCCCAGCGTATTTGTAGCAGTCCGAATATTTATCCGCGTACTGCTTTAATCTTTCTTTGATATGTATCATATTATTCCATCCTTTCTCAATGCCCGCTTCTTACCATGCAAAACAACAGTTCTGTCATGGATCTTTTTCTTGAACCATTGTGTCCACACTTCAAAATAACTGATAATCTCCATTTCTCCACATCTTCACCTAGTGGTGTTGGGCTTTCAAATTCTTCTGCAACATCTCTCTGATACGGAACTGCAACCATTACTCCCATGTTACCTATTTCCGCGTAACATTCCGGAAAATTCTCACGTATATGTTAGGCAAATTTTCCATTTTTTAAATCAGGTAAAATTTCTTTGTAGCACTCCATTGTTGTCACAAGGTAGTTTTTTTCGCCAATAAAATTTAATCCATTTCCGCTGTAAATATCCTCTTTGCAACTTTTGATTTCATAGCATGCAAATATTCCTTTTTCGATTGCTGAGATAGAGCACTGATTTTCCGGAATAAATTGCATGTAATCTACTCTTCTTGCCTTTCCTGCTGCGTAGCCATAATCAAGGCTTACTTCTCTAGCCCAGTATTTACCTGGACCAGAAAAACGGCTTTTTTCCAACAATCTGCTAAGAAATTTTGTTGTTTCAGATCTTTTCATATTTCCACCTCACTATCCTCTGGCATATAAAACACGGATTCTTTCCCACTCCAAGCATCATCGTTTTTTACCGACATAAATTTACAATATGCTTCCTGAATCATATCCAGTACTTTCATGGCTTTTGCTTTAGTGGAATATTCAGCCATATTGCAACAACTGCCTTGAGTTCCGATATGTATTGCTGTCGCTCCATTAATGTCTCGAATTGCAATATTGAAAGCATTATCGATGTTTGCTATTACTGTTTTATCCTGACTTCTGATTAACATTTTGTGTCCTCCTTACCCGCATACATTTTTAACTGCTTCATCTTTTTAATAAACAGTTTCATTTCATATCCTGTAAGACCAACACAAGTATTTCCAATCCCTTTATCATCTCCTAAATCTGGATCATATGACTGCAAAATATGTCTGCCAGATTTTTTGTGTCTAATGACAACTTCTTGTGTAAAATTATATTTCTTATCTTTTCTTTTATATACACACCCATACTTATCTTCTTCAATTTTTGCAAATCCAATATCTGCTAATTTTTCATCTACTGTTTTAAATAATTTCATTGTCATCCTCACTTTCCCCATGTAAGCAACTGACACGCTATTGCGCAGTTGGTACATGATTTTAAACTCCCATCTTCTTGACCAGATTCTTATTCATCTCATCAAATCTAACGTCTGTATTCTCTTCAATGTCCTGTATCATACTCAGAACGCTCATTTCGCCCCTATTTGCCATTTCAACGTACTCATTGGCAGTTTGTATGACTGTGAGCAAACGTTTCGTAGAAAAGCCATATAAACGTCTCAGAGCCATCATAGTTGTGACAGTGTTGATCGTGTTGCTCCAATCTTCACCAACAGTGAATCCATCCTCGTAGGCTTGCTGCTCTACGTCTTTTATCTGTCTATAACAGTTCTGCATAGCCCGTCCAAACGCATAAGCCGCCTGATTAGAAGTCTGAACAGAAAATCTGGTCTTTTTCTTGACTTTTAACTTACTGCTCATTTTTCTCACGCTCCTTTCTCAGTTCTTTGGATTTGTTGTACATTTTTTCAAGGTAATCAACGTAAGCGAACAACATATGATCCACGAAGCCGTTTTTCTGGTACTTCTCTGACACAATATGTGTCTGTTCTATCACCTGCGCCCAGTATTCATCACTTTCTTCGATTCCGGCAGTCTGGAGAACCAGTGCCGGAAAATCAATTTGCAAAAATCTTATCGTGTTCGGTATCTGCTCGTGTATCACTCTCATACTTATGCACCTTCTTCTACCTCAAAACTCCGTTCAAGAAGTCGCTCGTTATCCTTGTTAAAAGCCTTTATATAGCTTTGCTTTATCGGTCTGATAAAATGTATTCCATTAGCGGATTTCGCACGTGAAACAGCCACATAGAACTGTCCTGGATCCCAACAACAAGGATCAATGTTGATTTTCTCAAATGTCTGTCCCTGTGATTTATGAATACTGATTGCCCAAGCAAGCTTTACCGGGAACTGTGAGAATGATCCGACTTTCTTACGGACAATCTTCTCTTTTACGATCTTCTGTCCGTCTTTTTCCTGCTCAGATTCCTCGATAACCTGTTTCTCAATGTCTTTACTGTATCTGTACAAGTTAACTGTTTTACCCTTATCAGTCTTGATAACCAGATAGGATTCTTCAAATTCTCCGTTATCCACAATTTTCTGAATGATGCCAATCGTTCCATTGACGTAGTTTCCAGACAGATCATTGACTGTAATCATCACTTTTGCACCGATGTTAAGAATTAAGTCCTCTCTGGCAAATGCAATGTTCTTAATATCAGCAGACGTTAATTCTCCGTCAACTGCTGCATGAAACACTTTTTCGGTCTTTTTATCCAGTTTTCTGAGAAAAGTATTATTAATCCGATCAGCTTCAGCATTTGTTCCGACCAGAAACGGTGCTTCTGGTATAACCTTGTCTGATTCGTTATTTTCCAGATATGCAATGGATTTTCTAATATTGTTGCCATATTTGATATCGTTCAAAACATATTTAAATCCCTCATCATTCTGTCTGCATACCTCATCAAGTTTGATGTATTCAAACCCCATTTCTTTCCAGTATTCAGACATGAAAGCATATCCGTGTTCGTACTTTCCGCCCTTTCCATAATCAGATCCATACATCCGGCAGAGAATTTTACGGTCATCTGTTGTGATAACCGGTGGAAGCTGGTAAAAATCCCCAATTACGATCAGTTGAACGTCTTCTTTATCCTCTCCGCTCAAAAGTCTGTCAACGGCTCTCTCTTCATTCTCCGTGATAATTGTCTTTGCAATCATGTTAAATAAATCAAATCGGCACATGCTGATCTCGTCAATAATAAGAATATCCGCTTCCTTCAACAGTTCAGCTCTGGATTTCACTTTTTTCTTGTAATCCTCAAATTTGATTGAGATATTCAATGCACGATGTACGGTAGTCGCCCCGTATCCGATATTGTCCGCAGCTATTCCAGTAGTAGCAGATACCAGAACACTTTTACCAGCTTTTTCCGCCTCATCAATGAATGTCTGAATAACCGTTGTCTTGCCTGTTCCTGCATCACCTGTCAGAAAAACATTACTACCAGACAGCATCGTGTCTAATGCATATCTCTGCTTTTTATTGAGATCGTCTTTTTTCATTTTGTAACCACTCCTTATAATAATTATGTCAACTAAATATTTTTGCAATATTCAATTAATTTTGTTATAATAAATCTAATTGTATATACTTTTTAATTTTGTAACCCATGTGTAACCGACTTTTTCAACCTATTGGTTACGCCAAAAACCCTTATTTTATGCGGGTTTCAGAGGTATGTAACCGTGTAACCAATGTAACCAAGGTTTTTGTATAGGAGAATCACTAGAGCATATGTTTTTTATACACTCTCAAACTTTCTCCTATAGGACGTTTTTTTTCGTGTTACAACGGTTACATGGTTACAAATTATGAAAATGGAACATTTGTTTCGGCATTAGTTGGCAGAAAACCAGTTTCAATAACCTCATTTTCTTGTTCATTTTCGAGACTTTTTATATCAACGATTTTTACTGCAATAAGCCTCATCACGCTTCCCCCGTCTCTTTTTAATATCGTATCTCTTTTTCCTGTGTGTTTGATTAATTCTCGATTAATCGCCCAGGCTGAGAAGGCTTTTCTGGAGAATCCATTGCTCTTCAAAAGGTTTTCAAGGGGCTTTGGATAGAAGTATATATATACATCTCCATACTCATCTGGCTTTTCCTTGAATCCCCACTGATCACAACTGAATTGTGTATCAAAGTGCTGCCCGTACACGGAAAGACTTTCAAGAATGAATTCATAACACCTCTGTCCCTCAGATACGTCTTTTTTACGTGTAGGTATGTCCACAACGTCCTTAACCGTCAGCTCACGCCCATCCTTGAATATGAAATCTGTAGCTAATTTGTCAGCCAGCAGAAGCGTAGATATGGCCATGACCTGTTTTGCTGGAAAGTCATATCCGTCAAAACCTTTTTCAATCTTAGACTTCATTTCTTTTAAGTCGTCTGGTGCGAACTGTTTGAGATTCCCGACAAATACTCTTCCTGCAAAGCCGTAGTTCTTCGCGACAACGCTGTTGATCTCTGCCGGATTCTCATAAATATCCTCGCAACACTCAATCTCAATAATTCTGTTGATTGCTCCTCCAGAATCTGCAAACTCCGAAATAGGATTCTCACCATTGCAAATAGTCACATTACTCCATGTATTTTCCTTAGCTGCTCCGAGGTCTTTATTTGAACGTGCTTTCCCTTTACCGGAACAGAGATTGTAAATTAATGTTTCGTAGTTGTCCCGGATATATTGAGAAGCATTTTTTGAGTCATCGAGGATCATCGGAAAGTTATTAAGCATGTCTGCCCTTGTCTCCAATGACGTATCTGTTGATCGAAAATTTCCAACGTAAGCTCCCGGCGCCGGATTTCCCCAAACCGATGCCGCTATATTGATCGTTACCGTCTTTCCACCGCCTGTCTGCCCGTAAAAGTCTACGATGAACGGTAGCACATCAAGCGGCTGTATAAGAACACTTGCAAAAGATGCTGCAAGTGCTATCCGTGGTTCTAATCGTCCACACGACCGTAGCTGCTTAGCCAGAGTCACCCACTTAAAGTAATCTCCACTTTCCTGTATGCTCTGAAATAGTGTTTTAAAGCGGTATTCGCCATCAAAAACGATTGAAAGGTCGTAAGGCACAAATACATTGCCATGCCACCCTAACTTGCTTGTGGAGTGCTGTATGTCGATCATATCGGCATTGTACATTTCAACATCTGCCAGATACTTTACAAGGAGCCTTGCGTTCTCTGAATTGACCTGCACCCCGAACCTTGCAAGATTAGTTATTGCTCTGGAAGTCACAATGTCAATTTTTGGAACAGTTATTTCTGTCCAATATCCATCCCTTTTAAAAGCCACTGTGATCTGTTCTTCACTTGTTTCAATGTTTTTTAGTCGACGTATCGGCATGATCGGGTGGTGGCATACAAGTTCTCTTGCCTTAGATGTTTCGGAAGAAAAAATTCCGTTCTCTGTAGCTATCCAGCTGCCACAAGCCATGTTAGGATATTCCTTATCAACAGAATCGGGATAGAAGTTCGTGATATTTTCAACTAACTGCATAGAACGATTTGCTTTTTCTTCTTTTTCCTTTTCCTGCTCTGCTTTTTGAAATTCCTTTATGAACTCTTCTGCTATATGTTTCGCTTTCACACTTTTTGCCCGGTCCATCAGTTTGAATTTGATTTCTGAGCGGTCGATTTTACTTTTTACTGAAAAAAGTTCTTCATACAACTGCTTTTCCATAAAGTCTTGCGCTTGTAAATTTCCAATATTTTCAAGAATTTTCCTTACCTCCTGACTTAACAGACAGTAATTCATGTCTGCTTTTTTCTTTCTCGAGATTAAACTGGCACATATACCAATCTTCTGAATCGGGAGGGAACGTTTTTAGCGCTGTTTCGTACATAAGTATGTTCTTTTCTACCTGCTCAAGCTCGTTTGGGACCTGAGCGGGATTGTACTTTTTTGTTTTAATATCCCGCATTTCATGTCTGATCTGGTTACGACTTTTACCTTTTTTAGAGATATAAGTACCACCCAACTCGATAAATGCAGTACTAAAAGGGACGGATTCGTATTGCATCACGAAATCAAACACATCGCCACCGGTTCCACAGCCGAAGCAGTAAAACGAATCATCGTAGATTTTACAGGATGCTGACTTTTCCTTGTGAAAAGGGCAACATATAAAACCAGCTCTATTTGGTTTTAGTCCATATCTGGAAAGAATCTCAGACATTTTCACTGATTGCTTGATTTCATCCTTTGTCATGACAGCAACTCCACGATTCGCCGTCCAGTCTCTTCTTTTGTACAGAATTCAAATCGAACACCGTATTTATCTCTGATCGTGCATAGAGATTTATATAACTGGCAGCCATCAACAGCCTTATCGGAAATTACAGTCTTTACTCTCTTACCGTTTACCGTCTTCCATATGACTTTGTGTTTTCTTGGATTCTCCCAAAAATACACATCACCAATTGATTTGATATCTGGTCCGTGTTCGCATAGGATAATAAGCTGAATACCTGCGTCAAGCGCTCTGATAAGCTCTGCCTTGAATCTTTCATGCTGCTGGCAGACATTTCCACAAAGCTCTTGTAAATCCTTTTTACGGTCAATACAGAGTTTTGCGTTGTCTAACGACTGATAATCTCCGCAGTATAACTTCGATCGGAAATACTGTACTCCAAGACTGTCAAACTGCTTTTGAATCCGTTCCCATTCCTTTTTATGTTCTCTTGTGTCTGTCTGTATAACCATTAAAAACACATCCTTTTAATTGAATGGGAGCTCTTCCTGTACACTATCCGGAATACTCATAAAATCAGTTCCTGCTGGACTCGCCCCCATGATAGTTTCTTCCTTTAGATGATCATCATAGGCCTTTGTAGTACGCTCTTTTGGAATATCAGCATCATTTATTCCTTCAATACTGCGGAATCGGGCAAGCTTGTGACGATTAATTTCTCTATTATCGTACCAGTCTTTTTCAACCCCAAAGACACCGCCGATCAGTTTACTCTTGAACTGCTGCCCGAAATTGTCACCCCATTTAACTGCAAATCCAGGGTTGGATTTTTCCACGCAAGTAATAAAAGTCTTGAGATTGCGAACGCCATAATCAACGTTTTCATCAATAATCATATAGTTAGTACCGGCATTCGGGTATTTCTTGTCTGGACGAATATCGTTCTCAAACTGCTTCATAAAGTAACCTGCCTGCTCGTCTCCGTCTGCAAAATCAAACAAGATAACAATCATATTCAGTCCGCCCTGAGACTGACGCTCTGATACCTGCTTAATTACCATCTTGTGACCACCGAGCTTAATTGGTTCAAATTCTCCTGCTGCCTGTGTTGTGTCATAATTATTTGGTTTCTGCATTGTCTGTTCCTCCTAATTCATAATAATCTCTGATAACCTTATCCACCTCTGAAAGGTCGTTATCAATAGTCAAACTGTCAAACATCCCAATCGGGGACTTGCTTACCGCTCCCTGACTGGACTGAGTGACAAATAAGTGTTTTCCGCTCTCTTCAATACAGCGAAGAACGATAGTAAACATGCCTTCGATACAAACCTTTTCGTCCAGAAGCTTACCAATTGTCTTAGGCTTTACTTCCCCGGAATCATCTTTTTCTTCATGCATCATAAGGTAAACAATTTTATTCTGCGGTACTTTTGTTACAATGAACTGGATAAGATTCCAGAAATAGTCTCCAATATCATTGTACAGAGCAAACACCGCATTGCCTTTTCCAGCAGAAGCGTGTCCTTTCATGAAATGATTCGTAATAAGATAACCTGCATCATCAATCACAATTGACTCCGCTTTTGATGCGATCAGGCACTTCATTACCTGTTGGTAATCATCTGTAAACCATCCGTCAATTTTTCCTTTGAACGGAAGCGGCTTATTTAATACTCTAATAAGATTCCAGTGTTCATTCTGGCAGTTTCTAAGACTGGTACTCTTGCCGGAACCAGATTTTCCAATAATCAATACTGGTGTTGCCATTGTTATTCCTCCTTGTCATAAATCACATGCTTACTGCCCTCAACGATCAGCAAGCTTGCAATATCTTTCATTGATAAGGTTGATTCATTGTAGATTTCAACCAGCGCGTTGTATGCGTCCGGCGAAACTTTCACAACCGGGTTATCCTTATCAGTTGCAGGCTGTTTCTTTCTCGCCGGAATACGGATTTCAAAATCACTCATTGCTTTCCTCCTTATATGCTTTCTGAGCCGCTAAAAGCCCATTTAGTGCTTGCGTGTAACTCGCCAACGTCCTTGCCTTGTACTGTTCCTCTATTGGATTGTCTGGAGCAAGTGCGAGCTGAACATCAATCAGTCTCAAGACTTCCTGTATTCTTTCGTTCATAGACTGGCTCCTTTAACTGCTTAAAAAAACAATAGATTGCGTCTGACTTATCACCCATGCCCGGAACCGTCTTACCGTTCTGAATAGAATCAGCGGCGTGATATTCGAGATGATCCACAAACATATCTGGATTTTCCCAATCAACAATAGGCACATTTCGCTTGTTCAGTTCCTCCAAGAGGACATTCACTGCAAGTACCATATCCCATTTTGGAAGAAGCCTTAATTCTTCAAGATTCATTTAACGGACACCTCCCATTGATAAGCAGTTCCAGAAGATATTTCTTTGCATTTTCGTAATTCTGAGATTCGGACTCAAAGTCGTAAAACTGGCACAATGAAAAATGCTTTACGATCTCCCCTGCATCATTAAATACATAAATATAAACTCTGGATATGTCGTCACACGCCGTATAGTCAAAATTCACATGCGCCGTTGTTTCACTTGAAACTCTCAGACACAAATCAAATATTTCTCTGATTTTCTCTTCGTTCATAATTTCCTCCTTGTATTGACTTTTGGTTTCTTTCCTTCTACAATGAAGAAGAGATATATTGTCTTGGATCCTTATTTGAGTTGCAGCTCTGAGGATCCTTTTTTAGTTGGCATGTCTAGCATGTCCATTCTTTCCACGTCCTTGCTATGTACACAGCTCCGATCAGTCCCAACGCTCCCATGATCTGGTCACGGCTGTTGTCCCAGGTCCAGAACGGAAGATACGTTGCTATCCCTCCAATCAGAATGGAGTCTATCCAATCTTTCATGTCAAAGCCTCCAAGATTTCCTCGTTAGGAAAGTTCAATCGAATAAAAATATGCCGCAGTTCCGGATACGTGAATGTTTCCGGCTTATTTCGCTTTTTACGGAAAGTGTTTTCTGCCATTCCGGTAATTGCTGCCATCTGTGCATCACTTACTCGCTCGGCCTCCATCCTTTTTGCAATATTGCCTTTCAAAAGGATGTATTTCTTTTGTTCTGTGGTATATCTGATTGCCACAGTCTTTCCTCCTTTCTTACTTAATAAACATCCATGCAGCGTTTGAAAGAATTAATGCGATCATGGTTACAATCCATGCACAGAACCATTTGTGAGCCTGCTTTTTCGCCTCTCTTACAACTTCAACTGCATAGAAAGTTTCGAACTCTTCAAAATTTGTCATTTTTTTATCCTCGGTTTTCTTCATAAAAAATCCTCCTGTTCTCTTGCGAAATACAGGAAGAAATGATATGATTGTCCTGTAATCCGCTAAGGTTGGTTTAGTGGTTTACAGCTCCGAGGCGAGAGGTTTCAGCTCTCCTTCGGAGCACTTTATTTTTCAAAATGATTTTCCATAAGGTCAGCAATCATCAGATACTCTTCTGCAATTTTCCCTTTTCTTGTATTTTTAACCTGTTCACGGAATTCCGGAATAGTCCCAAAGAAGCATCCGCATGCAACTCTGACCTTTTTATCTTTGCATCTAAAAAACGTAGTGGTACGGAATTGAGTACCAAATCCATGAATAGTTGTGTAATCTGCATTGCCGTACACCTCTGCATCGTCGGACACCCATGCATTGCCGGACACCTTTGCATTGCCGTACACCCATGCATCGCCGGACACCTCTGCATTGCCGTACACCTCTGCATTGCCGTACACCT